ACAGCCGGCTCAAACTCATAATACACATACGCCTTACGAACTGTACACAACGTGCGCGTCACTTTTTGGAGATAGATAATGTACGCAAAAATCGAAAGTAATAAAATAGTAACACTAGACTCTGCGAATCGTAGCGGAGAATCTGGATGGGTAGCGATACCCGTTGGGGAGGCGGGGCCTTATGTATATGATACAAGCAGTAGTTCTGTGAGGACTATGACTGATGCGGAAAAGAGTGCAGATTTTGATGCTGTTACATTATCAGATGCTTGGGAACATTTACGCAATCAGAGAAATATATTTTTAAGAGACACAGATCAATATGCAGTAAATGATCGTCCCACTACTACAAATATGCCTGAGTATAGGGCGTATTTGAGAGATCTTCCGGCGACTTATGATGATACTTCAATACTAAGTCAAACTGATGTTATGGAGTTTGACGAGTATGTGGCATCATTATAAATAAGTTCGACACTTAGGTTAGTCCCACTACCTTGGGACCGACCTAAGCATGTCTTAAAACTGCTTATTTGAATATATCTTTCCAATTCCCAGTTGTACTAGCTTTGGCGTATTCTGTAGCTCGATTTTCAAAGAAATTGGTGTGCTCCACCCCATTTAACATATAATCTAGCCAGGTTAGGGGATTGGTAGTGCTTCCAAATATTTTCTTCATACCTAAGCCTAGTAAGCGTCTATCCGCAATATATCTGATATACTCTTTCACCTCTTCAGGAGTGAGGCCCGGTACTTCTGCGTTCTCAAAACACAGATCAATAAAAGAATCTTCTAGATGTACGGTTCTTTCCGCAGCGCAATAGATTTCATACTTTAAATCATCGTTCCATATATACTTATTTTCCTTAATAAAAGTACGAAATAACTGTGTCATTCCTTCAACGTGCAAAGTTTCATCTCGAACAGACCAAGTAATAATCTGCCCCATTCCTTTCATTAAGTTATGTCGAGGAAAGTTTAAAAGAATCGCAAAGCTACTGAACAATTGTACTCCTTCTGTAAATGCAGAATAAATAGCCATAGTTTTAGCTATTTCTGTAGGAGTAGTTGTTCCAAAGTTATTTAGATACTCGTGTTTATCTAACATTGCCTGATATTCTAAAAACATTTGGTACTCTTCATCTGGAAATCCCAAAGTTTCTAGTAATAAAGAGTATGCTTCCTGGTGTACGCCTTCCATAGACGCGAAAGCAGCGAGCATCATTCTTACTTCTGGTTGTTTAAATGTAGGTAAATAATGTTTGGCGTATCCTGCGCAGACGTCTACATCTGCTTGTGTAAAGAATCTAAAAATTTGAGTAATTAATTTTCGATTTTCTACTGTTAATTTTTCTTTATAATCCCGTAAATCATCGGCCAGGTTTATTTCATCTGGTAACCAATGCATTTGCTGCTGAAGTTTGTAGTTTTCAAATGCCCAAGGATAATTGAAAGGCTTGTAATAGTTTCGTTCGTCTAATAATCCCATTTTAACCCTCACACGCTAAACACGCTTCGTCCGAAATTGAATCGAACATATACTGTCTAAGAGCTTCATCAGATACTTTATCTGCACGCTTTATAGCAGCACTTCTCAGATAATATAGGGTTTTTACCCCCCTTTTCCACGCCATTATATGTACAGCATGAAGTTCTTGTTTTGAAACATCTGCTGGGAAAAATAGATTAAGAGACTGACTCTGACAAATATGTTGTTGTCTATCAGCAGCAAATTCTATAAGCCATCTCTGATCTAGTTCTGGGCCCGTCTTAAATATGTCTTTAGTATCTTCATCCAAAAACTCTAGGTGTTGTACTGAGCCGTCCTGAGTAATAATACTTTGCCATACTTCTTCAGTATTCATTCCTAACTCATCTAAACAGTGTTCTAAGTATTCGTTTTTGAGGAGGCTAGAGCCTGTTTTAGTTTTTTGAACAAATGCATTAGCGCGGTAGGGTTCAATGCTTGGGCTAGTGTTACCACAAATAATACTACTGCTAGCGTTAGGAGCAATAGCCAATAAATGGGAATTGCGAATACCATAACCAATAGCGTCTGGACATTCTCCTCGTTCTTTTGCCAATAACTTTGTCGCTTCATTTGCTTTTTCCTTAATTTCGTTAAACATTTTCAAATTCTTAATTTTTGCTATTACACTTTCAAAAGGGATACTATGTCTCTGTAAATAAGCGTGAAATCCCATAGCCCCTAAACCTAAACTTCTTTCCTGTTTTGCACTGTATACTGCCCTGTGTAATTCTGGAGGGGCATTTGTGATAAAATATTGAAGTACATTATCTAACATTCTAATTAAATCAGGGATAAATAACTTATTGCCTTTCCACTCATCATATTCTTCCAGATTTACACTTGAAAGACAGCAGACTGCAGTTCTATTCTCGTCTGTGGGTAGTGTAATCTCTGAACATAAATTGGAGTGATGAACTTCTAGCCCTAATTCTTGTTGAAACTTTGGCACAGCCTTAGCAACTGTATCTTTAAACATTATATAAGGTTCGCCAGTCTCAACACGATTTTGTATGAGTTTTACCCACAATGTTTTTGCGGGTACCGTTCTTATTACTTCTCCAGTATGGGGGTCTTTTAACTCCCAAGTGTCATTAAAATTTGCTTCTTTTGTTGCTTTTTCAATCAATTCCATAAAGTCATCAGTAATAACAACAGCATGGTGCAGATTAGTAGATTTTCTATTAATATCACCTCCAGTTGGCTTACGTATATCGAGAAATTCTTCGATTTCTGGATGAGATATGTCCAAATATGCTGCATAACTTCCTCTCCTGGTTATTCCTTGGGAAAAGGCTAGCATTTCCCCATCTACTACTTTTAAAAAGGGAATCACCCCTGTACTTTCAGAGCCGTTACTAGTTGAAGATCCTACACTTCTTACCTTCCCCCAGTTACCCCCGATACCTCCTCCTACTGAAGATAGAAAAGCGTTTTCAGTATAATGAGATGTTATCCCGCCTCTACTGTCTTCTACATGATTCAAAAAACAACTTATAGGCATGCCTCTTTCAGTACCTCCATTACTTAGAATAGGGGTAGAAAACATAAACCATAGTTTACTAGCATAATCATATAATCTTTGGGCGTGTTCTTCATCATCAGAAAAAGCTGTTGCAGCACGCGCAAAAGCTTCTTGAGGAGAAGTTTCGTTATCTAACAAGTATCTATCATTCAGAGTTTTTATACTAAACTCTGATAAGTATTTATCCCTATTGTAATAAATATCCATCTATAAGTCTCCGATCTATTTCTGATATATTATCAGCTCCTATTGCGTCTTCACAATATGTTAATAAGTCCATTAATTGATAGTTTGTGAGTAACACCTCGCCATTAGCATTTAATTCTTGAATGTGTTTATACTTGCTATCTATAGGTAATCTGTCGTAAATGTCATATGCACTTCCCAGGTTGTTTATAAGACTGACTGCTCTTTTCGGGCCAATCCCTCTAATTCCTGAAACATTGTCTCCTTTATCTCCAACAAGACATTTATATGATATATAATTGTCTATGTCTACTTCGTAGTGTGTTGACCAGTTATCTACTGTTACTTCTTTTCTCGTAACATAAGAAAACCTAGATACTCCTTCCCGTATTAATAAGTCCCAGTCTCTATCACTAGAAATTAACCAAATATTTCCATATTTGAATTTATCTCTATATTTTACTAAATAAGCTGCGATATCGTCTGCTTCTACCCCTTGGAATCTGAGCACGGGGTACTCTTTAGATAAGCGTACTAAGGTTTTTTCATACTCTTCGAAAAAATCTTTAAATGCTTTCTTCTCTTCTTCTGTCTGTTCCGCATACTTATCTTTTCTATTTTGTTTATAATCAGCACTTATAGCTCTTCTATATGTAGATGTTCCTAAATCTGAGGTGATAACTATATTAGCACTTTTATAAGAATTAGCAAGAGAAAGTACGGTTCTTACATATTCTTCGCAAAAATCAGTTTTGCCTTGATGTTTCCATCGGAAAGCTAAATTTAACGAATCTACTATTAATACTGATCCCGAATCTTTTTCGAGTACTTCTGAAAAATTAAAAGCCATTTTCTATAAACTCTATTTGTTCTGAATTTAACCACTCTTCTGCTAGTAGCACATAACAATTTAACCAGGAAATAAATATATATTTACAACTCTTTGGTTTATGCTCTGTTGTTACAAATACTTTTGATCTGTCATATTTAAAGAATAATAAAGGTTGTTGATTTCCGTTCTCTGCTTGTACTAATAGTTTTTTCCACCACCGAATAAGATTATTGGTTTTTTCAGCGGTAAATATCTTGTCTGTTAAAGGAGACTCTGCATAATTTTTTACTTCTATACAGTAATAATTCTTTTGGTGGGGAACATAGAGGTCTCCTTTTAAATACTCTAATGCTCCGGAGGAAGGAACTCGTTCAAATTTTAAGCCCGTATGCTCCCTTAACATATCTCTTACTAGATATTCACCCCGTGCACCCTTTGCTCTTGAATCTACCATCTAATCTAACCTACTTATATTTTGTTCCTTTAATATTTCTATCTTATCTAATAGAGGGTGGGTCCACCCATGACTAACTACATAAGTGTTTAAGTTTTCTTCTTGAGTTAAAATTTCTACCAATTTTTCTCTTCCTGGGTCATCTAACACACTGATTACTTCATCTAAAAACAATGTATTAATTCTTGACTTAGAAATACTACTCATTAACTTGCGAATCGCTATCAATGTTGCAGTATTTACTCTAGCTAATTCTCCCGATGATAACGCTAGAATATCTACTATCCTTGCATTATCTGTTATTTGCACATTTAATTTGTCATTCAAAACTACAAATTCAAGTGTAAACCTACCATCAGAAAATTCGGCTAAATAAGTATTAACTAACTCTTCTAATTCTTTAACTAAATTCTCTATTTTGTAGGCTAAAAGCCCGTTTGTGCTAAAAGCTTTTTTGAGTATTTCTAAATTTATAAATACACTGTCATGCTTATCTAATTCTTTTGTAGAGTCCCTGAGCTGTTCTTTGAAAGCTTCTGTTTGTTCTTGTATGACTTGGATCCTTGTGTTATTTTTCGTGCGCTTTTCGTTTTCTTTTGAGATTTCTCCCAGTCTTTCTCTTGTTGTACGAAGTCTTTCACGCACTCTTCCAATGCGGTCAGTAAGATTTTGACCGTCCACTTGCTCACTTGACAAAGCATGGTCAATACGGCTATACAAATCCTCCCAATTTTTCTGAATACTAATTTTAGTTTCGTACTCAGAGTTGTTTTCTTTGATTTTCTTGATGGCCCTGGAAATGTCGCCACGTTTTTCTTTTGCCTCCTCTATATTATCTAGTTCGGCTTGCATTAAGTTTTTTTTAAACTGTGAGTCTACTGTCTGCTCACAAGTAGGGCAGTTATCCCCTAATTTTTTCATCTTTTCTAATAATAAATTAGAAGTACTTATAGAAGCCTTTATACTACCTTCTTCGGTTTGTAAATTATCGTATGATATTATTTCAGTCGCTTTTATTTCATTGGCTTTATTAATATTTATTTGTTTAAATAAGGTTTTATAACTATTGTTGGTTTTTATCTTTTTATTTTTTTGCGAGATATTTTCAAACTCTAACAATAAAGACCTTAATTCTTCATCGTCTTTACTCGTATCAATTTCTAAATTTAACATTGGAAGTATGTTAGTACTCTCCAATTTATTGTCATACAGCCACTTTTCTATCGTTGCTATAGTCGAATTTATCTCAGTGATCTTGATATTTGCGTGTCTAGAGGCTTCCTTGAAAACTTCAAACAACGCTACATATTCTTCTAAATGCAATAAATCAATTAAAAACTTTTTCCTGTTCGTATCTGTAGCAGTTAAAAATTGCAAACTACTATTAGTATTTTGATAAACTAATTGACTAAATGTTTTGAAATCTATACCTATGACCCCCTGAAGAGTCTTATAAGTATTTGTAGCTGTGTGACTAGATATATCCTCCCCGTCTTTAAGGAGCTTCACTTTTATACTTGTTTTTCGGTTTACTACTACTTCATATAGAGTATCTTCTTTAGTAAAGGCTAGATAAATATCATATCCATTATTGACATATCTATTAGGAATATCAGCTTTTTTTATTCCTTTTGAGTTTTTATTATATAATACCTCTTCAATAATTAATGGAATAGAAGATTTTCCCATTCCATTTTTACCAATTATTTGTGTAACATTACTACTGTCTAAGTCAAGTTCGTTGTTCTCACCGTAGCTAAAGCAATTATTCCATTTGAGCTTTTTGAGAATAATCATTAAATGTTCCTATGATTTCGGTTACGTTTTCTGGGTCTATTTCTAATATATAATTAAGATATTCAATTAACTCTTCTTCTATAGTCATTTCTTTTTTCATTAAAAGAGCTGTTTCAGAATTTCTTTTTACCACTTTTTTATCTAGTAATTCTGAATTTTTAATTGATGCCAGTTGTTGAATATCTCCCTCTATTTCATATATAGTATGGTGATATTGTGTAGGAATCATTTCTTCAGCATTTTTTATGGTTTTTCTAAGCAACTGGGGTAGGTGAAATTCATCCCACATCCAGTCCCAAGTATTCTCAGCAATAAATAGAAACCCTGTGTATACTTCAGTTCTATGAAAAGAAGTAGTCAAAGGGCTGCCCGGATAAACAATGTTTCTTTGTGTATTATTATGCGCGTGTAAATCTCCCGCAAATACAACTGGAAACGGATTAAATCTATCTAAATCAACTTCTGGTTTCACATGAGGGGGTATTTCACCCCTCACATGAGTAAATAAAGGCCAATCAGGATTAAGCTTTTCAATGCTGTTATCTTTATGAAGTTCTGAGTAAGGAAGAATACTAAAGCCTAAATCCGTATCCTCATAAAGAGAGTCAATAATATCGACCATTGGATTTATACTTTTAGTAACTTCTTTTAGCTGAGTAAAGAATGTCTTATTTTTTCGAGTAGCCTCGTGATTACCACTATAAATTAAAGTGGGTCTCTGAGCTTTAGATACAAAGGAAAAGTATAATTCTAATTCTTCCATACTGGGCAACCTATCAAATAGGTCACCCCCTATTATGTGCATCTTACACGTTTTTTCTTTCTCTCTTATTGCTTCAAAAAATAACTCATACCGATTTAATGCCCACTTCTTAGGTACATTTTTCTGGCCTAACTTTAGATGCCAATCGGCAGTAAATAGAATCATGCCACATCAAATTCATCTTCAAGAGTGTCATCTATTTCTTCAATATTAGCTTTTCTAATACTGTCCAGAAGCTCTTTTTGAGCATCTGGAGTAGGACGGGCCATAACATCATCCATAGACTTGAGATCCTCAACAGCTGCTCTCTCATCTTCGGTTAATGCACGAGGCTTACACTTTAGAACTTGGAGTTGGTACTCTACGTTATATGCTAGAGGCCCAGTTTTTACTCGCTTAAAGCAAAGATCCCAGCCTGAATCATAATCAGTAGGATCGCCTAAATCTTCTGCGGCAATCATAATTTGTTCCCACAGTTTTTTCTTTAGATTTAGAACTTTAACTTTGCCATCGGTTGGGTCGATGCATTGTGTAGCGTAGCTCCAGCCACACTTGAGATCAGGATAGTACTCACGTACCCAATCCTTTTCTTTGTTATTGAATCGTTCAATATCTCTATCGAAAGAAAGGCATTCGAAAGGAATGTTCTTTTTATTGGTTCCTTCTATCCAATAAACGTACCTGGCGAGTATATCGCCCACGACGCGAACTTTGTTGTCTCCATCTTTATAAGTGTAACTAAGGATGGAATTCTTTTGGGCGGAGCCCTTTTGCTGGTTAAATGAAATAGCCATTAATGTTTCTCCTCTGGGACTTCTTCGTATAAAAAGTGAACTAAATTTGTTTCTTCATCTATACGAAGTAGACTATTGTCGTTAATGTTGGCAACAAGAAAATCTGCAAATGGAAGATGCAATAATTCTAATGTTGTAGTTTGTGTCGCAGCATAATCAGATATACTTCTAAATGATGCAGTTGCTAAGTATGCAGCTATTTCCTTATAGGAATGTTTATATGAGTTATATAATAAGACATCAGGATGAGCTAAGAAACTTAGCCCATTAAAATCTTGTTGGCTATATCGGTAAAGTTTATCGCTCCTGTGTGTAGGAACAGATTTATTTACTAACATTTCAAATATACAAAATATTTCTCCAACGCTACCATCGGATGCTTTATATATTTTTTGCCAATCATACAACAACATACTATTATATCAATCTTTAAGGTTAATGTCAAGAACTATTTTTTAAAGCTCTTTTATTTGATATCCCTGTTTCATGTAGTATCCAATTCTACTAGACGCCTGTCTTCTAGCAGTATCTCCTTTGAGGTGAATATCAATAATTACAGGGGTTAGTTTATTCTTTTCTTTTCTAATAATTCGACCTATTAGTTGGGTCAGTAAAGGGTCATTGTTAATAGGTGTGCCTAAGATCAAACAACTTAATACATTTATAGATATTCCTTCTGAAAAAATTGCTTGTGTTCCGTATAATACGTTCTTATTTCCGACTTGAAGTTCATTTATTAATTTTTCTCGTTCTTCTTGTGGAACCTCACCTGTAACACAAAGAGCGTTCTCCCCCGTAAGTTCAGCACAGCTTTTTAAAAATGCTACTCGATCACTTACTACTAAAACTTTATGCCCCTTATGTGCATATGCAGCCGCTAACATTGCTACTGTGTGTCTATACTCTTCGTTACTCGCTAGATTTGTAACTCTATTAGCCCAAGGTATTCTTGAGCCGTCTAAAAATCTTATTTCTGAATGTAGTATATGTACTACTGGAGACATAAAATTCTCCTTAGGCGGCTTAAGAACATTAGGGCTAAAGTAGTCTCTAAAGACAACATGTTTTCCGTCTTTTCGTTCTATAGTGCCTGACAAGCCAATTTTATATCTGCAGTAGTTTGTGTCCAGGATCCTGGAAAAGGTGGGGCTACTAACATGGTGCATTTCATCTAAGATTACAGTTCCGAACTCTTTACGGATTTTTTCAATGTTTCTATAAAGAGTTTGAATATTTCCTATCACAACAGGACTGTTAGTATCAAACTGGCCACTACCAATAATTCCGGGCTTAAACCCAAATACTTTTTGTACTTCTTTTGCCCATTGATTCCTTAAGGGGATAGTATGGACAACTACTAATGTCTTTTGACCTAGTTTACCGGCTATTGATAGCCCAGTAAAGGTCTTGCCCCAACTTACCCAAGCGTTTATAATACAGTTATCTTCTACTGTATTATGTACCTCTTGTTGACTTTTTCTAAGGTCATATTTGAACTCAGGAAATGTCTCTGGTTTTAATACTCTTTTATCTACGATCTCATGCCCATGAGGTATCAAATCAGTGCGTCCTATAGGAATAGTTACTATTCCGGGACGTATAACAGCCATGTTTTTTATTACCTGTGGAACTAGGTCTTTTGGATTTTTTGGAGGCACTACATATGTTAACTCTTTATCTAGTTCATCTTGAACTTCTGGAGTTACATCTAAATAAATCCTATTACTTAGTACTGCTTTCATACTTTCCTTCGAGTATTTTTCTTTTTAGTTTCAGAATACTCATAAATTATCCAAGGGTATTTTCGCATAAGTAAAACTCCTGCCCATAACATATCAGGACTGGGAGGTCTGGGTATAGTAAAAGGAACTTTCCAATTCTCTATCCAAATCAGAGAAGCGGTAGTTTTTTTCTCAATTTTTCTTATTTTTCTATACTTTAAGGGCAATATTAAGGTCTTTTGATAGATAAAAGGAACCCCCTTACTATCTACAAAATAATAAGAATACTGTTTTAGAATACCAACTAAGCTATCAACTGATTTTCTTAAAGGTAGGAGCCCTTTGTGAGGGGTTTGAAGCCTCCGCTGCCCTAGTGTTTTTCCTGGCATATTTCTATCGTCTAACAGTTCGCCATCTAGGTACAGTAATCCGTCTGTTAAATCCCAATTACTTGATGGTAGAATAAATACTGGAAACTCTATTCTATCCAGTGTTTTGTACGTAACTATCATACTCTGAGCCTATAAAAAGATGGGGGCTATCATTCATATAGTCTCCATACTGATCTTCAAACTTGCCCATTGAGTAGTCATCTCCTGTATCAAAATCGCATCCTATAGGAGCGCCTGATATAGAGATACCTCGATCTCTTTGAATAAACTCTTGTAATGAACTGCAATATATATCCAGCTCTTCATTTGGTACTTCTGCTAATATAGAGTCATGTACTAAAGCAAATATTTTAGCTTTCATATTTGATTTTTCAATAAATTCGTTCATTTCTATTGCGCCGAGGAGGTTAATATCAGAAGCAGTAGACTGCACCAGAAAATTAAGACCAGACCTAACGGTATGACTTCTAATAGCTTTATCTTCACTTTTAACATTTGGTAATCTCCGTTTGCGCCCGAAAAAACTATACACAAATCCATTAGCTTCTATAAATTTTTGATTTTTTTCAATCCATTCTTTTAATTTTTTGAATGACTTAAAGTAATTATATATAACCTCAGAGGCTTCTTTGACACTGAAAAGTTTTCCAGAGTCTTTTGTTACTTGTTGGCTAATTTTATGTGGCCCGGCTCCATACATGATTCCAAAACTTACTGCCTTGGCAGCTTGTCGCTGAGTGGGGTATAGCCTGGCCACGTCTTCTGCTTCACAAGGCAACTTAAATACTGTTTTGGCAATTGTACTGTGAAAATTGCCGCCCTCTCGAAATACATCCATAAGTGCTTCCTCATTTGCCAACTTTGCGGCGACATATACTTCTGCGGTTGTCAAGTCCATTGCAACTATCTGCGACCCCGTTGAGGCTGTAATACATCCTTTGACAATTGGATTGTCTCGAGGAATTTGTTGCATATTTAGCTTACCGCTACTGCTAAGACGACCAGAAGTTGTAGAGTGCAGGTTAAAAGAAGTCCTAAGACGGCTATCCTTATCCAATTGCGGTATGATTTTGTCCAAATAAGTATTTTTAATTTTGGATTTTTGACGGATTGCCAAGATATGTTTGGGAAGTTCAGATTTTTCTGCGAGCTTATTAAGGACTTCTGAGTCTGTTGAGTGCTGCCCCGTTCCAGTTTTCTTATTAGTAGGATTAAGGCCAATAAAATCAAACAGAAGGCCCCGAAGTTGTACAGTGCTATTAGGGTTAAAAGGTTTACCATTTAGTTTCTCGAATTTTTCTATATCAAAATCTTTATACATAGACTTGATAGATTCATCAATGTTTTGCTGCATTAAATCTTGAGCTATAATTAGTCTTGTTTTATCAAAAGGAACACCGTTTTCTTGAATGTTCAATAGAAATCTAGTACCTGGAAGTAATAAGTTTTCATATACCCAAGCTAGTTTTTGGTTTTCTTTAACTTTTATAAACTTCTCAAACAGTTTAAATGTAACTAATGCATCCATAGCTGCGTATGTTTTCATTACATCAAAAGGAACTTCTTGATAATTGAACTCGCCTTTAAGGATTCTATTTTCCTTTCTGTAGTTATCTATCCAGTCATGCATCGGCTTTTCGTAATCTCCGTAAGGAGTATACTTCAATGCTAATGCTTTTAATCCGTGATGCCCTGGATTTTCATTGATCAAATAAGATAGAAGCATAGTATCCTCTATCTTTGGAAACGTAAATCCGAAATGATACTCAAACCAAGCTAAGTCGAACTTAGCATTATGAAAAATTACAGTCTTTTCATTAAATAACTTTTGTAACTTTTTCTCTATTCTTCCTTGAAAATCAATACAATCAGTACTAATATAAGCTGCGGTTTGTCCATCATAGCACAAAGACATTCCCAACATATACCCATTTCTAGGATACAAATTAGTTGTTTCTGAGTCAAGGGCTATGCAGCTATTTTCATGTGCGAGAGCTTTATCTATAAAATTTTCGGCTTCTTTAGCTTCTGTAATTCCAAAAGCAATACTATCATCAATTACCACATCTTCTATTTCGCCCTTAATATATTTAATGATATTAAGTTTTGAGGTGTCCCAAGTCTTTTGAGCTTCGGGTTTGAAAGCGAGCATGGCGGGATTAATTACTGGTAAAAACTTATTTTCAACTTTCTTACCAGAGTATTCCACGACTGAATTAATTTTAGTAAAGTATTTCAAAGACTCACTTCCTACTAAAATAATCCAATCATATACTGAGGTGTCTATGTCAATATCGCAATCTCGTTTTAATACTTTCTTGATTGCGGGGTCTGAACATAATTGATACTGATCGAAGGAGAATTCCTCTCCGAAATGTTTAACGTAATCTGT